TACACCTTAATACCCTGGATTTCTAGTTTTTAAGTAAAATCCTTTATAACAATTTTGTAACAATTTCTATATACGCTGGGATTATAAAATTTTTATACCGTTTATAACTTTTTGTTATATATTAATGTTATAATGAAACGGCTGGCCCACTAGATTGCTCTCTACCCACCCCCACTGCCTCTAGTGGGTTCAGCCTTTATTTATGGTATAATCAATCATTATGACATGTTCTTCTTGTTCCCCGCAAATTCAAAAGTACGGCGCAGACCCAGCCAGCGTTCAGTGGAAGGTTGTGCGTGGGGATACAGCAAGCCTTGAAGTTGAGTTCCTTGAGATTGATGAGATCACACCGTTTGACACCGATGGCTGGACGTATAAGGCTACTTCATACGATGCCACAGGGTCAATACTAGATGACCTTCCAGTAACGGCTACAACAGGAGTTGCAGTAATTACTGTAGATCCTTGCATTACTGAAAAATGGGGAACGGCATACAAAACAGTGGTAGCAGAATTGCCATTTGATTTACAAATTACTATCCCAGCGGTAACGGGAGAACCAACAGTTTGGACACCAGTTATTGGTACAATATGTGTACTAGGTGATATTACTCCAGGAGGAAGTCTATGACATCATTACCGCCAGTCGTCAAAGTTAATGACACAAGAAATAACTTTCCACCTATTGTTAAGATCAATAATAAAGTATTTAAGGTAAAGGGATAAAATGGCATTTCCAGGTACATATAATTTTAGTTACTATCGTGGAGACACAAATCAATTTGTTGTTCGCCCAAAGAATTCTACAGATGGATCTGCATTTGACCTAACTGGTTATACCGCTCAATTTGTTGTTGCAACGGCAAGAGGATCTTCTGGTACACAATATCCAATGACAGCAACCGTTAATGCATCTACAGATATTGTTACATGCACTATTGAGCCAACCGACGGAAGAGACCTTACTCCAGGAACATTTGTCTATGATGTTCAAATTACAAACGGTCTACAAATTTATACACTTCTAACAGGAACAATATCAGTTACAGATGATATTACTGGTGCATAAAAATGCCTACAGTAGTATTTACAAATGATGATGTAACCGTTCTTGCACCACCACCAGTTGTTGAGGTTCTTGTTGATATTGGACCACAAGGAATTCGTGGAAGCCAGTTCTTTGTCGGGGTAGGAAATCCAAACTCTGTAGATATTGGACAAACAGTTAATCTTAATGATCTTTATATTAATACATCTCCTGGTGGAGAATTAGGATATTTATATCAGTATGTATCAGAACCTGGTGGAGATACTTGGGTTCAAGTTCTTGATATATACCCTTCAGTTTATTCAGAAAATGCACAGGTGACTTTTACATCTGGTGCAGCAGAAGTTGTTATTCCAGTTGCAGATATTGTGACAGTAAGCGGTACATCTCTTACAGCAGAAAACTTTAGCGTTCAATATACAATTGCTCATACAAATCCAGTAGCCTCTGCAATGCAGATACCACCATTGGTTGGAGCAGGAGATAACTTGGTTATCAATATTGATGCAGTTGAATATGCAACAGGTTCATGGTCTGCATTAGATGAGTCGGTTACTATTCACTTTAATATAACAATTGTTGAAGCAGGTGCAGTATCATAACATGGTATAATTTTGAAGAGGTGATTTAATGGCAACAGAGTCGATTGGTTCATTAGTACCAACAGCAATCCCAGGGTATGAAGATGCTGCAGATATTCAAGCAGCACTACGTGCATACCACTATGGGTCATACAGTTATAACCCAGCCAATACATCTCCAGGATCTTTAATAAATCCATCTATTGCTTATACAATAACAGATCTTCAGTCACAAATTACAGCAATTGGTTCTGGTGGAATTTCTCCAAGCATTTTTACCGCAAAGGGCGGACTCATAACAGCAACTGCTTCAAATACACCAGTGCAATTAACCGTTGGCGGATCAAACGGAATGGTTTTGACAGTAAACAGTTCAACTGCTACAGGACTTGAGTGGGCAGCACCAGTTGTAACACTGACAAACTCAGTTACTCTTACAAATAAGACACTTACATCACCAATAGTTGACGGCACTGGTATTATTTTTGAAGGATCTACAGCAGATGCCAATGAAACAACTTTAACTGTCACAGATCCAACGGCAGACAGAACAATAACCCTACCAAATGCATCTGGAACAGTAGGACTTACATCAGATATTGAAGAATTAGAAATCCTAGTCTTGATGGGTGCAATTCTTTAAAATGTGCTATAATAAAAAACTAGGAGGTAGTAATTAATGGCTACAACAAGTAAGGCGCTCTTTCGTGGAGCAGCAACAACAACAGTGGGTACAACCCTGTATACCACACCATCTGCAACCACCACGGTTGTTACAAGCATCGTAGTTGTCAATACAGCAGGATCTGCTGGAACATTTACACTTGGTCTTGCAGGAACATCGCTTGCTACTACAGTAGCAATTGGTGCAAACAGCATTATTACCCTTGATGTTAAGCAGGTTCTTTCTGCAACACAAACAATTACAGGTGGAGCATCTGCTACCACGGTTACATTCCATATTAGCGGAGTGGAGATTGCATAATGGCTGTAGATAGAATCCCTGGGGTTGGCCCCTTAAACTCAGATATTGCAACAGCAACAGCAGCAGTAGTGCCAACTACTGGACAGATTGCAGCAGCAGTACCAACGCTTGCACAGATTAATTCATCTATTACAACTTATGCTGCACCAGCATCTGTAACAATGGCAGCGATTACTTCGACGGTACAAACATACGCATCAAGTAAAACTCTTAAGCGAGTAACATTAACTTCTGGAACTTCATATACAGTTCCTTCAGGCGTTACCATTCTTAATGTTTGCTGTATTGGTGGTGGAGGTGGTGGAGGAACTGCCTTTACTAACTACGGATACTACCAATTTGGTGTTGGCACTGGCGGTGGCCATGGTCAATCAGTTTGGTCAACTATTTCTACAAGTCCTGGTGCTTCTATTGGTTATTCTATCGGTGCTGGAGGAGCAAGCGGATCATCTGGAGGAACAACATCTTTTACAGGTGCAACATCTGCTTCTGGAGGAGTTGCTATTCTAAGTGGAGCAACAGCACAAACACAAGTAGCATCAATTGGAACTCCCAATGGAGGCCTTGCTGGATTAGGTACTGGTGCATATTCTGTTGGCCAAACTGGTGGCACTGGCGGTGCTGGCAGTATTATTGTTGAGTATTGGTCATAAGGGGGAACATAATGGCGTCTAATTTACCACCAGAGAAGAGATTCTTTGCTGTTATTGAGAATAACAAAGTAGTAAATATTGTTGTAGGAGTAGAAGACGAAGTTGTGACAGCAAATCCTGATAAATATATTGAATACACAGATGGGTGGGATTATTCAAATGGTATTGATGGAGGAGAATTTTTCTTCTAAAATCTGCTTTACTGTGTTTCATATAGAAACCAATGATTTAGATAAAGATTCTTTAATACGTAGGGCTAATGCTAATAATACTAAAAAATATTTAAAAGATAAATGTTTATTGTTAGATTCAAGATATATAGAGATTAACGAAAAACAAGATCTATTATCTTTTATTAAAGATAACAATATGTTTAAAATTGATCCAAGAGGATTCGACTTCGTTTATGGTCAAAAGTCTTTAAAATATAATAAAAAAGAAGAGTTGGAAACGGGCTGGGTTTATCAAGAACTTGGTGAACTTGCAAGCATTTATTTAGCCTGTAAAGAATTTTTAAATACTTCTTGCGAATACTTATTAACAGTACAAGATGATATTATTTTACATAATAATTTTTATGAACTTCTTTCTAGTTATTTAAAAGAGTTGCCAGAAAACTTTGATGCATTTTTTCAATATGTTCCTGCTCCAGAATATCTTATTCCTAAACACGCAACAGATACAGAAAATATTACACTTAGTTATCAGTACGGATCAACAGCATGTTTTATTTTATCACGTTCTGGTGCTACAAAATTAATAGAACAGTTTGAAAATGTTCCAGGAGTCAATCTTTGCATTTCTTGGTTTATTTTAAAGTCTGGTATATTTAATTCCTATAGTTTAAAGCCTAATAGAGATCAAGGATGTCGGCTAACAGTTGTAAGTCCACTAATATCTAACCATGTTTTAGCACTAAGAACACCACTAAATTATTTAAATGATTATTATAATTAGCAGTATAAAGGGGGATTAATGTGGAGATTAAAAAATTAAAACACACAGCGGTAGAATACAATAATTTAGAGATTATGCCAGCAAGCAAGTGTTATCCAGAATGGTATAAAGAAGCACAAGTATATTCTAAAAACGATACAAGTAATAAAGCAAAGGGAAGTTTTAAAAAATGCGGTCCATTTACAGATTCTTTTTCTATTGGATATATGATGCCATTACAAAAAGACTTAACAATAACTTTTGTTAATGGTATTAGAAAAATTAGCACATTTGTTTCATTAGATCCATTATTAATAATAAGTGAGTCAATTAATAATAATCCAACACTGCCAATTCCAGATGGGTTTTCTTCAGATGGTTTTGCATGGAACACAAAAAATATTATTGATATACCAGAAGGATATAAAGCATTAATTACACATCCATTAAATAGATATGATTTGCCTTTTATTACTTTGAGCGCAGTGATTAATGGTGGATTTATATTGCAAACTGGAAACGTTCCATTTTTTTTAAAAGAAGATTTTGAAGGAACTATTCCAGCAGGCACACCAATTTTTCAAATCATCTTATTTAAGGACGAAGACTGGGTTGGAGAGGTTGATCCGTCTCTTATAGATCAATTAAACAAGAGAGAAGAAGAGCACGGTAAAAATTCTGGTTTTTATAATTCCGTAGTTCGTAAACCATCTAGGTATTCATAAAATGATAATTCTTGGTATAAATGAAACATCTCATGATGCATCTGCCACTCTGATAAAAGATGGAGAGATACTATTTGCTGGTCATGCAGAAAGATATAGCAAACAAAAAAATGACTGGTATATAAATGATGATCTTATAAAAGATGCTTTACAGTACGGTATGCCTGATGCCATAGCCTACTATGAGAAACCGCTTCTAAAGGCTTCTAGACTGCTTTTAAGAGGCGGTCTAAGTGATTGGAAGCCAAGGTTTAACATTGACGGAATACCAAGAAAATCGTTTAGCCACCATTATTCACATGCAGCAGCAGGATACTATACTAGCAGTTTTAACGATGCTGCTATTGTAGTTCTTGATGCAATAGGCGAATGGAATACATCAACTATATGGGTTGGAGAAGGATCTAAAATAACAAATCGTTATAAAGCCAACTACCCATTTAGTTTTGGATTATTTTATTCTTCTTTTACACAACTTATTGGGCTAAAACCAAACGAAGAAGAGTATATTATGATGGGCATGGCTGCATACGGAGATCCTAACAAATATTTATATAAAATATCACAGTATTTTCCAGACATTAAGAAGCAAAAATATAACTTTCATTTTGGAATTACTGACTGGAATGAAAAAATAACAGAACAGGACAAATTTGATATTGCTGCTGCAGTACAAAAAGTTTATGAGTTGAGATTGAATGAGTTTATGCACTTTGCATATAAAATTACAGGAAAAGAAAATCTTGTATTTATGGGTGGTTGTGCATTAAACTGTTCTGCCAATACAATGCTTTGGAATATATTTAAAAATATATGGATTATGCCAAACCCAGGTGATGCTGGAAGTTCCCTTGGCGCAGCAGCAGCACTATACGGAAAACATCTAAAATGGACTAGTCCTTATTTAGGGCACGATCTAGGAAATAAATATCCAGTTGAAGATATACTTAATGGCTTAAAAACTAATGGGATTGTTAAGGTTGCTTCTGGTAGGGCTGAATATGGTCCAAGAGCGCTTGGAAATAGAAGCATATTAGCCGATCCAAGAGACCCAAACATTAAAGACAAAGTTAATCAAATAAAAAAACGTGAACCATTTAGGCCGTTTGCTCCTGTTGTTTTAGAGGAGTATGCTCATGATTGGTTTGATATGCCAAAATATGCAACAAGCCCGTATATGCAGTATTCTTTTAAATGTCTAAAGCCAGAACTCATTCCTTCAGTTGTACATAAAGATGGAACTTCTAGGGTACAAACAGTAAATAAATATCAGCATCCTGGCATGTATGAATTATTAAATAAGTGGAAATCCTATTCTGGAATTCCAGTCTTATTAAATACAAGTCTTAACATAAAAGGACAACCACTGTTAAATGATCAAAATGATATACTTGTTTTAAATAGAAAGGGCGCCAATGTTCTACGTTAAAACATTTCAATTATCAAACTACGGTGGATATTTTTCTGGAAAATTGTTTGGAAATTTACAGCGCAAAAATTCAGAGAGTTCATATTTTTGTGTAGATTGTGACCATGTTGAGTGTAATCCTGGATCTCCTAGAACAGTCAGAAGAATTGAAGTAGATAGTTCTATAAAATATAAGTTTAATAATTTTAGTTATAGGTGTGATAATTTTACAGATAACATAGGATTAGATAATTTTTATTTTTCTGGTTGCTCTAATACTTTAGGCGTAGGACTGCCATATGAATCAACTTGGGCCTATCAATTAAATAAAACACTTGGCGGAAAAGATTATATTAATTTGGGAATTAATGGAGGATCTGCTAGTCAAATAGTTTATGATGCATACCGTTTTATAGAAAACTTTGGCAAACCTAAAGCAATATTTTTATTGTTTCCTAATTTAGAACGCTATCCATTTTTTACACAGCAGCAGCATGGGGCAGAACTTGTTAACACTCATTGGAATAACGGATCTGAAGCAGCCTTGAATGATGTTTTAAAAAGTACAAACCCATATGATTCCTCTGTATTTGCATTTTATAATCTAGTTTATTCTTTTGAACTTTATTGTAAGGCATTAGATATTCCTTTGTTTTGGACATGTTGGGACCAAGCGCTAAGACGTGTTATTACAGAATATGATTTATTAATTAATAATTATGTTAATTTAGAAGACTATGAGCACATCATTCTTGATGAAAATATTCCAGAAGGATTTTCTGAAAAATATAGAGATGAAGCACGAGATCATGTTCATTTTGGAACTAAGTTTCATTATTGGGTTTATTCCTCAATGCTAGATAAGTATTTAGGTGTATCAGAAAATGATAAAAATATTACAAAAAATGAAGAAGATATAAAAAAAATAAGCATGTTTAGAAAATCATTAAAGAAAAAGGGTGGTATCTATTAATAAAAAACCAGTTACTGCCTTTGCATATATACAAAGTTGGATTGGTCGTACAAACGTTGAAGACATAGTTTTAGAAACAGAAAAAGATTTTAAAAATTATGGTCAACCATATAAAATTATAAATACTACAGACAATGTTTATAATAGAGAAAACTGGATTGATCTTGGCAATGTATGGGGGTTTAGGTCATTCTATGCTGCACTGCAAGATTTTGATATGTCATATGACTATATGCTATATATGTCTGGAGATATTGTTATTGGAGATTATGGGTGGAATAACATATTAAATAGAGCATATGAAGTGCTTGAAAAATATTCAGTAGGATGCTATAGTATTGAAAAAATGGATCATTCAGGAGCAAAGTTAGGGGCCAATGCGTACTTAGATATTGTTCCAGATGATAAACTGCTTAGATATACATCAACAAATGATTTAACTATTGCATTTTATGATAGGGATACTGTAAAATTTTTATTAAGTGCATTTAAATATATAGAAGCACATACTAAATTGGCTAGGATGAGATGGGGCTGGGGAATAGAGGCAGCGGCTGCTTGTATTTGTATATACAATAACAAAGCATTGTTTAAAGATTTAAAGTTTATTATAACAAAAGCATCGTCTAGTACACCATTTATTATGGATGAGGCAGTCAAAGAAGAAACAAAATTTCTAACTTTATTTTTTGATTATTGCTCTTCAATAAACGTTAATATGCTAGAAGTTCTAGAAGCAAGGAATAAATCTTTACAGGCACCAGGTATGCAGGGGACAGGCTCTGTTTATAAAAAACAACCAAATATCTATCGATAGTTTGTTGGTATAAAAGGGTCTTGTGTTGACTTACCTTTAGTTTTTATGCTAGACCATTTTTCCCATAAATTTATTTTTAGTTGATTCCTTGGATCATATATAAAGTTTAAATAGTTATTTCTCATAGTTGTTATATTATCCATATCTCCTACAACAGGATCTTCTCTTTTAGTTTCTTTATTTTCCCTGTTTAAAAGATTAGCATAAAAATGCAATACCTTTAGTTCCACATTTGGAAAAGCAAAAGCAAACCCAGCATCAAATAAATTTATAGACTGAATAGGATCTTCTTCCCAGAACAAAAGGTGTTTTGGTAAACCAATAGTATCTGGGTACGTGCTGTTTCCAAAAATAAATTGACCATTGGTTTTTATACATGGAATAATTTCTTTATCTGTACGCATTTCCTCTGGAAATACATCCAGTGCAAAAGCCTGAAGCATTGGAACCCCTATGTCTATTGAAAATGACTTACCAAGTTCATTTATTCCTAATAGTCCCCTTGTATATGGAAGTTGAAGAGGGTAGTGTGTCCTGGATCCCAATACTACTCTTTTACCATTTTCGTCTACACAATATTCTCCTAGATATGCCGTAAGAATAGTTTTTGGTGTTCCAGTTTCCTTAACAGCCTTTTTGTGAAGGTCTACCAGTTGTGTATCCCATCCATCTAGAAGCATTGTGTGAGCATCTATCTGTAAAAAATAATCTTGGTTTGCATACATAGATGCAGCATTTATTCTAGCATTTGCCAACCCATCATTTTCTTTTCCAGAAAAAACCCTAAACGATACATTTAAATTATTGGAAAACTCTTCTATTAGGTCTTCAGCCCAACTCAAAAACTCACCTGAAAGGTTTTCTGTTCTAGAATTAAGAGCAACCCCAACAAAAATATCATTTGGATTATCAGCATTATTTATGGCATCCTTAATGGTATTCTTCAGTTCTAAGTCTACAAGACTGCCAATTCCAACATAAATACTCATATTCACCCCTTTCTTAAATTATATCATGTTCTTAAAAATAATCGATAGTTGCTGGTATAATGTAATATATGAATGAAAATACAGCAACTTCTACGGCCCACCTATATATTCAAAGTTGGATAGGTGAGCAGAACATTGAGCAGAATGTTTTAGAGATTGAACAAGAATTAATAGAGTACGGACAAAAGTATACAGTAATAAACTCTACAGATAATGTGTATGATAAAGAAAACTGGGTTAACTCTGGGGATAACTGGTACTATGTTTCTTTTTATAATGCGCTAAAACATTTTGATAATAATTCAGATTATTTTGTTTTTGTAACTGGAGATGTTAGGGTTGCATCTTGGACAAACTTGTTAGACAGAATGTACTCTGTTTTAGATAATGAAATTGGGTCTTATTCTCCTGTTATATTAAAACCAGATAATTTAGAGACTTATTACAAAAAATGTGTTTCTCTTAAAGACATAGATGACAATCTTTATTCTTCTGTAATAGCCGATGGTGTTTTTGTTGCAATTAAAAAAGAAATTGTTTTAATTTTATTAGATTTTTTTGATTATATAAATAACAATATCAATATCTATGATTACAAATATGGATGGGGTACAGATTTTTCTATATCAACTATATGCTTACAAGAAAAAGCATTATTGGTAAAAGACTCATGTTCTGTTGTTTATAACACATCTACAGAAACAGAAACCCGTGATGTTTTTAAGGTGGCTGATACAGAAAGATTAAAGATTATAGAGTTGCTTCATTCTTTTTATTTAGAAAAAGGTGTTGATATAACATCTTTGGTTGGTAAAATGAGACAAAGAGTAGGGTTTTTAGAATATCCAGTAGCAGAGCCAGACTTAAGTCTGACATTTCAAGATTTTTATGAGTAACATAGGGTTATTGCCAGCATCAGGAAAATCAGAAAGACTTGGTGGAATACCAAAATTTTTATTCCCTGTAAATAACAAACAAACACTGTTGGAATGGCATGTAGAAAAAATGTCAGAGGTATGCGATGAGATTCGAATATCAACAAGATCTATGTGGATTCCATTAATAAAAAATATGTCTCTAGCAAGCAATGTAAAGATATATGAAATTGAACCATCAACAATGTCTGATGCCTGCAGACAAATGATTGATGATGATTCAAGATATTTAATAGGTATGCCAGATACGTATGTACACAACTCTGATAATTTTTATAAAAATCTATCAAAATCAACATCTATCGCATCTCTATCAGTTTTTAATTTTTATGATTCTTTAATTGGAAAAGTTGGTCAGGTAAATATTAAAAATGGACATGTTGTTAGTTTGGTAGACAAAGATTTAGATTGTAAGTGGCAATATATGTGGGGGGCTATTTCAGTTAAAGGTGTAGATATTAATCCAAAGTATTCTCATCCAGGAATCCAAATAGCAGAATTGGCAAAAGACACAGAAGTACAGGCAATAGTAGAACCTGGTAAATATATTGATCTTGGAACTTTTCAAGGAATAAAAGAGTTTTATTCAACAGTATAAAACCCCCACCTTTTACAGTGGGGGTCTTATCATCCTGTTATTAATTAGGAAATTTCTTTAACCATTTGTAATGAGCACCTTTGTTATAAGATGACCAAGAACTCCAGTTTGTACCGCCTTTTGTCATGTGGAACACGATTTCGGCATTTGTAACTGGGCTAAAGAGTTCAGCATTTAAATCAAGATTGAATTTGTCTTTCCGATCTGGACCTAAATCACCGATCATGTTAATTTGGAAGATTCCATAAGAGGAGTCTCCTGTATTAACATTGCCGTTGAATGCAAAGGGACGGCCATTAGATTCTGCCTTGGCAACAGCCCAAGCAGTCTTAAGTCCCTGTCCTTTAAATCCAACAGCCTTCAGTAATTCAACCAACTGGCTGTCAGTTAAACTTGTAGCGTCCGCATACTTGGCAAGCACTACATCAGTACTAGGCTTAGAAAGCAAAAAAACCGCCTTATCAGCGGTAGGAGCAATCTCTGCGGTAGTACTTAGTAAATTGTTCTTTGTAGCATGAGCAGCACCAAAACCATTGTTTAACAAGGTAAGAGTGAGCACAGTTACAAGAACCCCCGATAGTATTTTGTTGTCTCTCAAGTTTTTCCTCCTAGACTACAAATGCTACCCTTCGGTAGCATAAGATAATTATAGCATCTTTTGGGTTTTTAAGTCAAATATGCGTATAAAAGTTTATAATTATTTTCATTGCAAGTGGTATAATAATAAGACTATGGCATCAGGCGAAACAACGGTATATGATTTACCGTATCCAACTAATTCAGACCCAGTAGACGTAGCAGGGGATATTCAAGATCTTGCTGAGCGTATTGAGGTTATTCTGCCTACAATCGGTTTGCCATATCACACAATTGAAGTAACAAATGTTAGTGGCGCTTCTATTACTAAAGGTGATCCCGTTTATGTTTCTGGATTTAATAATACCAGTGGAAAACCACAAGTAACAAAATCGCAAGCAAATACTATTGGCACATTTCCTGTAATTGGATTAGCACAATCAACAATAAGTAACTCAACAGATGGTGTTGTTGTTATTTCTGGTGTATTTACTGGAGTTAACACATCTTCGTATTCTGTAGGGGCAAAACTATATGTTGGCTCAACTGGTGGACTAACATCTACACAACCAATAACTGCAACCACAAACTCTGGAGTTGTTGGAATTGTTGCAAAATCAAATGCTAGTGGAACAATTTTAATTGGTTCATTTAAAGGAAATGGCACTTGGGGATCTATGAAAGCAGGATTAGCATAATGGCTCAATATAGAGGATACGCACAATCTTTTACAGTTGGATATGAACCTCCAACAGTCACCTGGACAGTCGTTAAAGGCGATACAGCATCATTTAGAGTCTATGTTACAGACAATGATAGAACTCCGATTGACATTGATGCGTGGTCAATTGCCATGGATATTGTTCCACCAAATACTAGTACTCCAGTTGTTGAGTTATCTCCTGGACCAACAGAAGACGATGGCCCTGGAGAATTTACAGTGTCACTAACATCAGAACAGTCTGACCTTCTTGCAACAGGAGACAGGTTTGATATTCAATTGTCAACAACATCACCAGTATCCGTATGGACAGTAGCCCAGGGCACTATGGTAATGATTGAGACAGTAACCGAATAATGCCAATAACTCAGGTATCTAATTTAGATACACATCCAACAGAAATTATTAATTTGGATTGTAGAACAACTTTTGTAACTACCATAGATGCACTTTGTAGTGAATTTGCAACAGTTATGCCTTTTAGGGTTAATTTTCAGACAATAGACATTGGAGGGTATTCTCCTACAAATATACCCCCAATTGGAATTGCCGTCATCGGGTTTAATAATTACATTTCATGATATAATCAATGATATGGCCGTCATACCAATAAATCAGTTAAAAGCAAAGTTTGAGACAGGTGATAGACCTACTGGAGCAGACTTTACTGACCTGATTGATACCACCGCATACAGGGCAGACTCTGTAGGTGCAGAGGGCAATAATTCGGTCACAATCAACGGTATCGAAACTGCAACGGTATTTGACACAATAGACACATCTACCTGGAGAACAGTAAAATACATGGTCCAAATGTCACATGCTGGATCATCTTCGTATAGAAGCACAGAAATAAATATAGTTTTTGATGGTACCAATCAAAATATCACAGAATTTGCCTCAGTTGCAAATACCAATAGCAATGTAGGTAATATAACTGCTAGTTTAAATTCTGGTACAATTAGCATGACGGTGACACCAACACTTAGCCCGATAACCGTACGGTTCTACCGCACTGGTTTGAAGGCTTGACCTTAAGGAGAAATAAATGGCTACAGTCGACAAAGCCTTTCGCATTAAAAACGGCCTGGTAGTTGAAGGCTCAACGGCTACTGTAAATGGATCAAATGTCCTTACTGAAGCCTCCACAGAATTTTTACAAGATACCACAGCAGCCATGTTTACAGGTGGCGCAAGCACTGGCATCTCATTTTCATATAATGATACAACTGGTGTGATTGATGCAACAGTTTCTGCAGATCCTGTATTTGGAGATAAAATTACTTTTGAAGGTGCAACACCAGATGCCTATGAACTTATTCTTCAGGTAACAGAACCAGTAGCAGATGTAACAGTAACCCTTCCAAATGCTACAGATACCTTGGTCGGTAAGGCAACAACAGATACTCTTACAAACAAGTCAATCTCTGGAGCAACAAACACACTTTCTAACATTGGAAATGGCTCTCTTACAAACTCTGCAGTAACCGTTAATGGTACTTCAATTTCTCTTGGTTCATCTGGTACGGTAACTGCTAACACAACAAATTCGCTTACAATCGGTACTGGTCTTTCTGGAACATCTTTTAATGGTTCTGCAGCAGTAACAGTAGCAATTGATTCTACAGTAGCAACAACAAGCGGAACTCAAACATTAACAAACAAGACACTTACATCTCCAGTAGTATCTGGACTTACTCTAAGTGATCAGAGCATTGTTTTTGAAGGTGCAACACCAGATGCTTATGAAACAACTCTTTCTGTAACTGATCCTACAGCAGATAGAACTATCACTATCCCAAACGTAACTGGAACAATTGTTACAACAGGAGATACTGGTTCTGTTACAAACACAATGCTTGCAGGATCAATTGCAAATGAAAAACTAACAAACTCTTCTATTACAATCAACGGCAGCGCAATTTCACTTGGTGGATCAGTAAACATTACTTCTGGTGTGTCAAGCGTAAGCGGAACAGCAAATCAGATTACAGCATCTGCAACCACTGGAGATATTACACTATCTCTTCCAAGCGCAGTAACATTCCCAGGAACAGTTACTCTTAATGCAGATCCTACACAGGCTTTGCAAGCAGCAACAAAGCAGTATGTTGATTCTGTTGCACAGGGACTCAATGTTCACGCAGCATGTCGTGTTGCAACAACTGCTAACGTAAATCTATCAACTGCACTAGAAGCAGGCGATACTGTAGATGGTGTAACACTTATTGCTGGAGATCGTGTTCTTGTTAAGTCACAGTCAACATCATCTCAAAACGGTATCTATGTTGTTCAAGCATCGGGTGCTGCTGTTCGTGCAGCAGACTTTGATACACCAACAGAAATTGTTCCAGGTGACTTTACATTCGTTTCAGCAGGTTCAACATATGACAATACAGGTTGGGTACAAACTGCTACTGTAACAACAGTTGGAACTGATCCAATTATTTTCGAGCAGTTCTCTGGTGCTGGCACATATGCTGCTGGTAACGGATTAACATTAACTGGAAACACATTCAGTATTAATACAGGAGTTACTGTAGATCTAAATACAGCACAAACTCTTACTAATAAGACACTAACAAGTCCAGTTCTAAATACACCATCTATATCTGGACCACTTGTTCTTGGTAATAATATTGTTATTGAGGGCACAGATGATACTCATGAAACAACATTAACATTTACAGATCCTACACAGGATAATACAATTACATTTAAGAATGCTTCAGGAACACTTGCATTTACAACAGATATTGAATCTGCAGTTGATGCATTTGGAGCAGCCGTAACTGGCGGTACTGGAATTAGCGCATCATATGCTAATACAAGCAACATTCTTACAATTACAAACACTGGTGTACAGCAACTTGCAGGAACAGCAAATCAGGTAACTGTATCTGCTTCAACTGGTTCAGTTACATTGTCTCTACCACAGAGCATTGCAACAACATCTAGCCCAACATTTGCAGCACTATCTGTTGGCACTGGATCACTTACAGCGGGTTCTGTAACTTTGACAGATGCTCTTATTGGAACAGCAACAACAAGCGTAACTACAACAAGTGCGACAGTTGTTGATACATGGTCAGCATCATCTTACAGCACTGCAAAGTATGTTGTTCAGATGAAAAACGGTACAGACATTGAAGTTCTAGAAGTACTAGTAACTATTGATGGAAACAACAATGTTTATCTAACAGAGTATGCTGATGTAATTAGCAATGCTCAACTTGGAACAACAGATGCAGATTACTCAGGTGGCAATGTTCGCTTGTTAGTTACATCTACAAACGGTACAACAGTAAAGGTACACAAGACGCTAATCGAAGCATAATCTTGATGTATCCGAGGGGATAGGGAACTTCGGTGGCAACAACAAATAAAGACTTTAGAGTTAAAAATGGACTCATAGTAGAGGGTACAACCGCTACTGTTAACAGTTCAAATGTTGTCACTGAAAACTCTACCTCTACATTAACAAATAAAACATTAACTTCTCCAGTTTTAACAACTCCAGCACTTGGAACACCATCATCTGGAGTTCTTACAAATGCAACTGGATTACCAATCTCTACTGGTGTATCAGGACTTGGCACAGGAGTTGCTACATTCCTTGCCACCCCATCATCCGCTAACCTAGCATCAGCAATAACAGATGAGACTGGATCAGGTTCTTTAGTTTTTGCAACATCTCCAACATTAGTTACACCTAGTATTGGTGTCGCAACAGGAACTTCCTTTAACAGCATTACTGGTCTAAGTTCAACCACGCCCATAGTAAACGGAACAGCAGCAGTCGGAACAGCAACAACAACTGCTCGTGCAGATCACGTCCACCCAACAGATACATCAAGGGCTGCAACTGCAGGAACATTGGCACAGTTTGCTGCAACAACCTCTGCTCAACTTGCAGGTGTTATCTCTGATGAGACTGGTTCAGGAGCGCTAGTATTTGCCACGAGTCCTACACTAGTTACACCCATACTAGGAACCCCAACCAGCGTTACTCTTACAAATGCTACTGGTCTTCCAATCTCCACTGGTGTCTCAGGATTGGGTACAGGAGTTGCTACATTGCTCGCTACTCCGTCATCCGCTAACTTAGCAGCAGCAATAACCGATGAAACTGGTTCTGGTTCTTTGGTATTTGCTACAAGCCCATCACTAACAACACCAACCATTGGTGGAGGTGGCGCAAACTTCTCAGGATCAGTTTCTGGAACAACAAACTTAAGAGCATCTTCTGCTGCAGGTACTACAACAATCACACTACCAGCAGTAACTGGAACGGTAGTTACAACTGGAGATACAGGAACAGTAACATCAACAATGATTGCTGATGGCACTATTGTAAATGCAGATATAAATGCTACGGCAGCAATTGCGGTATCTAAGTTAGCAGCATCAACAATTTCAGGGATAACTCTTGGAAACAACTTAAACTCTTTAACAATCAGCACTGGACTATCTGGTACATCTTATAATGGATCATCTGCTGTAACTATTGCAATTGACTCTACTGTAGCAACTTTAACTGGAACACAAACATTAACAAATAAAACAGTAAACCTTACCAGCAATACTTTAACTGGAACTATTGCTCAGTTTAATACCGCTTTATCAGATGCAGATTTTGCAACTTTGGCTGGTACTGAAACATTAACCAATAAGACAGTAAGTGTTGATAATAATACAGTATCAGGTATTGCTGCATCAAGTTTTGTTTTATCAAATGCATCTGGAAATATTGATGGATCAGCAGCACAAAAAGCAATTCCTTCAGGAACTGTTGTTGGTACATCAGATTCACAAACTCTTACTAATAAAACTCTTGGTTCTTCAACAGCACTAGGTGCAGATCTTTCTGCTGCCACATATAAGATTACAGGTCTTGGAACACCTACTGCATCTACAGATGCAGCAACAAAACAATATGTAGATGACGTTGCACAAGGACTACATATACACCCATCAGTAGTTGCTGCAACTACAGCAAACTTAACTGCAACATATTCAAATGGAACTTCTGGTGTTGGAGCAACACTTACAAACTCAGGAACTCTTGCTGCATTTTCAAGTGATGGAGTATCTCCAGCACAAAATGATAGAGTTCTTGTTAAAAATCAAACAACTCAACTTCAAAATGGTATTTATACATTAACAACTGTTGGTAGTGCCTCTGTTGCTTGGGTCCTTACTCGTGCAACCGATATGGATCAGAGTGTTGAGATCGATGGTGGTGACTTTGTATTCGTAACTGGTGGAAGCACTCTTGATAATACTGGCTGGGTTCAAACAGAGGCAGGTGTAACTGTTGGAACAAGTAATATAATCTTTACACAGTTCTCTGGTGCTGGAACCTATGCTGCTGGAAATGGTTTAACTCTTACTGGAAATACATTCTCAATAAATACATCTATTACAGCAGATCTAAGCACAGCACAGACATTTACAAATAAAACTTTAACAAGTCCAACACTTACTACTCCATCAATTGGTGTTGCAACAGGAACTTCCTTCAACAGCATTACGGGACTAAGTTCAACTACACCTTCTGCAAATGGAACAGCAGCAGTAGGAACAGCGACAACAACTGCTCGTGCAGATCACGTTCACCCAACAGACACATCAAGGGCTGCAACATCTGGAACACTTGCTCAGTTTGCTGCTACAACTTCGGCACAATTAGCAGGAGTTATATCAGATGAAACTGGTTCAGGCGCATTAGTATTTGCTACAAGCCCTACATTGGTTACACCAAGCATTGGTGTGGCTACAGGAACTTCTTTTAATAGCATAACAGGACTAAGTTCTACAACACCTTCTGCAAATGGAACAGCAGCAGTAGGAACAGCGACAACCACTGCTCGTGCAGATCACGTTCACCCAACTACAGGTTTAGGTTTAACAGCATCAGGTTTAAATCAATTTGCTGCTACAACATCTGCTCAACTTGCAGGTGTTATTTCTGATGAAACTGGTTCAGGTGCTTTGGTATTTGCAACATCTCCAACACTTGTTACACCTGTTCTTGGAGTAGCCTCTGCAACATCTATTAACAAGGTTGCAATTACAGCACCAGCAACAGGATCAACTTTAACTATTGCAAACGGTAAAACACTAACAGCCTCAAACACATTAACATTTAATGGTACAGATGCATCAACAGTTGCCTTTGGTACTGGTGGTACAGTTGCATATACAAACGTATCAACACTTTCATCTCTTTCATCAGTTGGAACAATTACAACTGGAACATGGAATGCTACAACAATTGGCACAATTTATGGCGGTACGGGATTAACATCCTATACCACTGGAGATATTGTATATGCATCAGCAACAAATACCCTTGCTAAATTAGCAGCAGTAACTTCAGGATATGTATTAACATCAAATGGAACAGGTACCGCTCCTTCTTGGCAGGTTGCAGGCGGTGGCGGTGCTGATAAAAATACATATTA